GATTGTCTGTTTATCCAAACTTGTATCGGTCTACCTGTCGCATTCTTATTAGGGATAGTCGAATAAGTAGACGATGAAATTCTGTTAATATTAATATCAGTTTGTTGTTGACCCGTGCCCGTACGCACTACTTGATCTAATAAATCTATTGTATCGTTTGGTAAGTCATAATTAATTTGGCCAGGGATTAAAGGGATAGTTCCCTCTTCAATAGTCCATAAATTAATCCCAATGTTAGCCCATTCTACGGTCAATAAGTTAAGACTTCTTCGAGCAGTTCGTAAATCATACCCGTTACGTAGTTCAGCCCCACATCTTTCAAAGGCTTCCTCAACAAGATCTGTAACGGATAAATTAAAACTGCTAGTGCCCGAAGTTGTCATTTCTTAGCCCGTTTGCTTTTGGGTTTAGTATTAGGAGGAAATGATTTAGTCACCCCTCCTTTTTTGTACATATCTACATCATTGGGATCATCCTTACGAATAATCTTTTTCTTGTTCGGCATTTTAGATGGGTTTATATCCCCCATACCTCGACTAGCCATCATTAGATGTAACGACCCTTTGTTTTGCCTTTTTGAGCAATACCATCGGCTCTAGCGCAACCGCCTTTAGCAAATTTTTTGGGTTTAAAACCTTCGATACCTTCAATTTTTCCTGAATCACCTAGGTTAACGCCTTTGGTTTTACCACGTTTTTGTACAGCAGATTCACCAAACTTAGTTAATTTATTTGAACCTTTTTCAACGTCTTTTGACATTGCTTTTGGTCCCATAGTTTCTTTAGTCGCACCGCCTTTAGCCATGCACTTACCACCTTTTTTCATGCCTTTAGCTTCTTTCTTTTCAGATTGGCTAATCATTTTTTTAATAAGCGCTTTATCTTGTATCACGTCATCATGCTTTTTCATTGGTCCACCTGTTTTAAATTGTTTGCTTTTATCCGCAGTAGCAAAGTCTTTGCCTACTGATTGGGGGATGCCCACTTTTTTAGCAAAACCTTTGTTATGTGCTACAGCTTCCATTAAATTATGTTGTTTCAAATTTTTACTTGGCACTACAATTCCACCTTTTTAATGCCGCTGCTTTACGAGTAGGATTACCATTTTCATCTTTCATAGGGCCTTTTGCCCCACTCATTCTTGCACAAAATGATTTTTTCCTGCCCTCATCTGCTTTTGTTTTTGGATGAGGAGCAGGGGCTTTTAAATTAGAACCAGTAGCTGCATTATATTTGGATCTACCTTTAGCAGTAAGTCCAGCACCTTTAGATACAGGTAATTTCTCGCCTCTACCAACAGATAATACAGGGGTTTTCTTACTAGCCATTAGTGTTTCATAAAATCAATTATCCATGCCACACCAGCACCTATACCAGCCCCTATACTTCCAACAACCATAAGCATGTGCCAACCACCTTTAGCTGCCGACAAGGTGTGACTTATCTCTCTAAGAGCGTCTTTCACCTCTTCCATGTCTTTGCTTAGTTTATCCATGTCAGTTTGCAAATGTTTAATCTCTGTGCTGTGTGAAGCTAACTCTCTTGCGTTTCTAATTTCAGGCGTGTTATCAGGCATAATATTAACCATAAAATGCAGTGACACCCGTTACCGAGCCAACACTAAAAGTTAAATAAATATTAGTGCGGAATAAAATACCTTCCCCAGGTATAAGAACATCAAATGTATTGGGGTTTGAGTTTACGGGAATATCCATCTGATACAGAATTTCACCTGTAGCCCCCCCGTCTCTAAGTTCAAAAGTAGCTGCTGTACTAATAGCAGGAGCTACCACAATACCTTTAAGTCTAGCTCTATCGGCATAGATGCTGCCAGCCGCACTTAAATGTTTGCTTTTTACGTCAAACTGCATAGCCATAATTAATCTCCTACTGGGTTTATAAAAAGGGGGTTAGCACCCCCTAATACATTAATTATGCAGTATATGCAGTAGGTGCAGATGAACCATCTGAATTTCGTACTAAGTACTCAACTAAGAAAAATCCAGCTCCAGCAGAGAAAGTTCCAGAAGAACCTACAGTGTAAGTAATAATCGCATCAGTTGAGCCAACATTAGCAAATAGGGCTGTTTGAGCGTCAGAAGCGGGAACAAAATAAATAATACCTGAAGCCCCAGCAGTAATTGCTGAAGTCGCTGCAATAGCAGTACCATTAAGATAAATAGTAATTACGCCAGAAGTACCAGCAAATTTAGTAGTTTGGTATAGCGCAAGATTGGTAATTAAAGAACCTGCTGGAAGAACGGCTAAAGTTGAAGCAGCAGTATCTGTGTAAGCGACAGGATCAGTTTGACCAACAGAAGTAGCACCAGTGTTACGAATAGTACCTGCAACAGTACCTGTTGTATTTTTTACAGTGCCCAATAACCAAGGCCCAAGGTGTGTAGCTAAACCCATTGTAGTTTCCTTCATAGAAAGTATAAGCTTATCAATCTTCTATGCGTCTGTGGGGGCAGTTTGATAAGCAGGATGTTCCCCTGTTAAAGGTACTTATACTCTTTTTTTAGGGTTGTTGCAAGTGTTGATTTTTCCAGACCCACTTCTTTTTTCCACAGTCATATATTCTTCTTGCCCCCATTAAGTAAGTCATTTCTCGTTCAGTTCTAGGATCTGATGCGGCATCATAGTTATCAGGGCTATTGTGGTCTTTTAAGCGCTGAGCTATATGCCTTCTTTGGTAGTGTGACTTTGGTTTTACCCCTATTTTAGGACTCCATACTTGATAGTCAGGAGGGGTCTCTTCGGTTAAATCAAAACCTAATTGGGCATACATTGCCCCAGAAAAATACCTATTGTCGGAAAAGGATTTTACTTCTGTGGGATTATGCTCTTGTATAAAAGCTTTAAACAATTTAGATGCCCCGCCCGAAATAGTCGTTCTTGTGGCATATCTGGATAAAGTCCAAACTCTGGTTGCCGCGCCTGCACCTCTATCATTAGCCCCATAAGTAAACCGCATACAAGCGACAAGCTTATTTTTCCAATAGAGCCCATAGTGATTCCCGTTTCCAGCACCCCCTTGAGGATGGTATTTTTCATAGAAGTCTTTAGCGCCCTTATGTTCTACTTTTTTTAATTCACACTTTCTGGCCATAAGCTTGCCTTTGCTTTTGCCCACAGCATTTCTAAGTAATCTTTTTATAGCATATTGGTGATCTTTCCATTCGCTTTCATATATAGTCAACAGCCGTACTCCTTTTTCCGCGCAAGATAAGTATTTGTTATAATGATTATTTTTATTTTTTAATTCACTGTCAACATCACCATGACTATGCCAATACATACCGTTAAATTCCACAGCTATTTTTTCTTTTGGCAAATAACTGTCTAATTCTTTTGGTTTTAACAATGTCCGATCTCTTTGAATAACGGTAGTAAATATTTTTAAAAAATCGGCAACATCTATTTCTGGTTTTGATTTTGTGTTACCACATTTGAGACATGGGACTTTACCACTTAAATGATTCACAGGTGTTTGAGTATTTTCCCCATGTTCGCATCGAACCACGACAGTACCTGTATTTACATTTGTCCATTTTGTATAGGAATAAGTAAATTTACTATCATGTTTCTTATTAGCCCTATCTACAAATTCTTGAAAGCTCATTTGCTTAGATACTTGTATTCTATTCCCCTTACATTTTGGGCAGCCCTGAGCGTTTCTATAATGATTATCTGGTGTTTGCAAAAATTCACCATGTGTACTACAAATAATAATTACTTTCTTTTTATAGTCCCTATAAATAAATTTTGAATAATCATATTTACCCCCATGCACTTTTATAAATCTTTCAATCCAGTCAACTCCCCGACCTGCACAAGCAGGGCAGCCTGTTTTCCCATAAGTAAAATTTACAGGGCTTGGATAAAAACTACCATGAATATAGCATGTAACTTCAATATTGGTTTTAGCATTCACATACTTAATATTAGATAGGTCATATTTTTCTTTATGTATTTTATGGCATTTATCTATAAATTCTTTTTGGGTGATTATTTTTGGCATGTTCAAATGATCCTTTTGTTGTTTTTAATTATTATATTGCACCGCATTAATATTGTAAACGCCTTAA